CAATGCCAAGACCGGACAGCCTGAGCCAGATAAGCAAGTCACAGAGCGCTGGGCAGTCGTACAGCAGATCGCTGACGGTCGCTGGGTATTTGTATCACCAGACGATGAGGGCGTTGAGGCTGGCGCTGACTGGTGGCCACAGGAAGAGTTGGTTTAACTATTATGGCGACGACGAAGAACGTCAGTCGCACGCCTAGCGGGAGGCTCACCTACCGAGGTGAGTCTTTCGCTGGCTATAACAAGCCTAAGCGCACCTCCGGCGGCAGCAAGAAGTTCGCCGTCCTGGCCAAGAAGGGAGACGAGGTCAAGCTGGTGCGGTTCGGCGACCCGAACATGACGATCAAGAAGAGCAACCCAGAGAGGCGACGCAATTTCCGGGCGCGGCACAACTGCGATACCGCAAAGGATAAGTTCACAGCTCGCTATTGGTCGTGCAAGAAATGGAGTATTGCATTAATTGGTAGCATACTGGCCTTTGGTTCAACACAAGAGGCGGCTACCTATGACACGTTGGAGATATGTAGAGCACTGCTGTAAATCTTGCGGGCAGCAAGGCAGTGTCAGGATGGATGTGAACAACCGGCTCAAGAAAGAGGGTCGATCTTGGGAGTGTAAAAGCTGCTGTACTTCCAGGAGAATGAGGGAACTATCTAAGAAGCATGGCCAGTACGGAACGCCGGCCTATGTTTCTTGGCAGAAAATGAAAGACCGCTGCTTGAACGAGAACCACAAATACTTCAGGCATTATGGCGGCAGGGGGATCACAATCGATCCGAAGTGGATGCAGTTTGACGGGTTCTTTGAGGACATGGGCAAGATGCCCGCCCCGGGATACTCGCTTGATCGGATCGACAACGATCTTGGTTATTGTAAGGAGAACTGCAGGTGGATACCGAGGCGCGATCAACCAAAAAACCGCAGGTGCAGCAAAAAACCATATCAACCTGCGGCGTAAGGAAATTTATGAGTTTGCCGCCCCCCGCCCGTCTCCTCTCTCCCCGCGCCCGGTATGGGCGGGTGGGCGGCATCTTTTAGGAGAGCGCTATGGCCGACGTACCGAAAAATGTACGCAACCCAGCCCTGTACAAGAAGGCCCGGGCCGAGGCCAAGCGCAAGTTTGATGTCTGGCCGAGCGCCTATGCCAGCGGCTTCATGGTGAAGCGCTACAAGGATCTCGGCGGCACCTACAGCAACGGCAAGGCCAAGGGTGGCGAGATAAATTCTCACACCATGCTGGTCCAGGGCCGGGGCTGCGGGGCCATGATGGACAGCAAGCGCAAGCAGACCCGGGTGCCCCGTGGCTAAGAGAAAGGGAGGACTGACCAAGTGGTTTGGCGAAAACTGGGTCGATATCTCAGCACCGAAAAAGAATGGTGGCTTCAAACCCTGTGGCCGAAGCTCTGCGAAAGAGTCAGAGCGTGGATATCCAAAGTGCGTGCCTTCATCAAAGGCAGCTAGCATGAGCGAGAAGGAGATCGCCTCGGCCGTCCGGCGGAAGCGATCGAAGAAGCAAGGCGTGGGCGGCAAGCCCACTAACGTAGCAACATTTGCAGCCGAAGGAGGCTCGATCATGAAGATGAAGAGCAAGGGCTACGCCAAGGGCGGCGCCATGATGAAGAGCAAGGGCATGGCGAAGGGTGGTGCCATGAACAAGAAGCCGGCCGGTAAGATGCGTCCGCCTTCCAAGAAGAACAGCGGCCTTTACGGCTAAGGGTGCCGTATCTTCAGAGCAACATCCCCCATTTCAAGTGCTGGGTTCGCCGCGAATACACCAAGAATCACATGGAGTATCACGGCGAATTTTTGCACGCGATGGCGATCGCGGTAACGACGATGCCGACCAGGTGCCTCAGCTTCCAGGTGTTGTTCACCGGGGCTGAGACCTACGACACGGACGAGCCGAACGTGCATGGTGGGGCGATGTGGGCGCGGATGCCGATTACGGCGCTGGTTGGGGACACGCCGCTGGAGGACTGGCCGGAGCCTATGCCGGTCTGGGCTGCGCAGCCTTGGGACTGCAGCAGCCACCACCACGCGGTTTACGTCCTGGACCGATGCACGCCATGCCCCTGGCTGGCGAAGATAGACGGCAAGTTCTACCCGGCGAAGTATTACTTCACCGTGGATTACGCCGAGAACGAGATCGCTGACGACCCGGCGCAGCATAAGCAGAGCCACGTCCTGGAGCTGCTCGACGCCGGTAAGTGGACCGGGAACATCGTCGCCCTGCCGAACAACCGGGTCAGGGTCACGCACCCGGCCTGGTTTGAGACGGGGGAGGGGGCTCCTGATTTCCGCCCGTCGCAGCATATCCACTACAGTAAGTCAGATCTGGACTATACTCTCGACGTGAACCAGGTCTTCGACAATCTGTACGCTGAGGGTGACGACAATGGCGACGAGCAGCAGCAAGAACTTTGAGCTCGACGTAGCCGAGTACATCGAGGAAGCGTTTGAGCGGTGCGGGCTTGAGCTCCGCACCGGCTACGACCTTGAATCTGCCCGGCGGTCCTTGAACCTGCTGCTTGCCGAGTGGGCCAACCGTGGCCTGAACCAGTGGACGGTGAAGCAGAACAGCATCGCCATGGTCCAGGGCACGGCGGCCTACAACTTGGACGCGACAAATCCCACGGCCGTCATCGACGTGCTGGATTGCTTCGTGCGCGAGACGGTCAGCGGGACGACGACGGATCTCCCGTTGAACCGCATGAGCCGGGCCGAGTACGCAAACATGGCGACCAAGAGCACGACCGGGAAGCCGAACCAGTTCGTGATGGACAAGCAGATCACGCCCACGATCACGATCTGGCCGGTGCCCGACAAGAGCTCGGCCTACACGGTCTACGTCAACGTGCTCACCCGCATGGACGATGCCGACACCGGCGCCGATACCATGCAGATCCCCTTCCGCTTCTACCCGTGCCTGGCGGCCGGGCTGGCCTATTACATGGCCCTCAAGCGCGCCCCGGAGAAGGTGCAGCTGCTTAAGGCGCTGTACGAGGAAGAGTTCACCCGGGCCATGTCCCAGGACGAGGAGCGGGCATCCTTCCGGATCGCGCCCAGCCTCCGCAGCTATAACATCGCCTGACCATGGCCTTCGCATCCAACAGGAGGGCCTACGGGATCTGCGACATCACCGGATTCCGCTACCGGCTCAAGGACATGAAGAAGACCTGGGACGGGCTCCTCGTGGGGCCCGACCAGTGGTCGCCCAAGCATCCCCAGCTGGAGCGCAAGCCCACGCCGGCGGATCCCCAGGCGCTGAAGAACGCGCGCCCGGATCCGAACGCTGACGGAAATGACCTGACGGCCTTCCCGCTGGTCTACACGAACGTAGGCGACGGGAAGCTGGGCACAATTTTGCAAACTTTTGCAGTTACCTGTAATGTCGGCGCGGTGGAGGTGACCACATCATGAGCTATACCCTAGCCACGCTTAAGGCCGCAGTGCAGGACTGGATGCAGGTCGACGAGACGACGTTCAACGACAACTTGGACGAGATGATCGAGAACGCGGAGGCGCGGATCTTCAAGCTTGTGCAGCTCCCCGAGCAGCGCAAGAACGTGACCGCCAGCGTGTCGACGAACAACCGCTTCCTCGCTACGCCCTCGGACTTTTTTGCGCCGTTTAGCCTGGCGGTGATTGACGACAGCAAGTACCACTACCTGCTGTTCAAGCACCCCAGCTTCATCAAGCAGTATGCACCGGGCACCGCTACCCGCGGGCGCCCGAAGTATTACTCGCAGTTTGATGACACGGCTTTTGAGCTGGCCCCGGTTCCGGACGCTGACTACTCGATCGAGCTGCACTACCTCTACAAGCCGGCTTCGCTCACTTCTGGTGGCGACGCTGGAACGACCCTGCTCTCGACCGAGTACCCGGAGGCCTTGCTCTACGGCACCCTGGTGGAAGCCGCAATCTTCCTCAAGGAGCCGCCCGATGTGGTGGGAACCATGGAGACTCGCTTCAAGGAAGCCGTCGGCCGTATGAAGAACCTCAGCGAGGGCCGCGGCACGAGAGACGAGTTCCGCTACGACATGCTGAGAATTGGAGTGTCTTGATGCAGGAGAAAGATCCGGGCCTTAAGGGGAAGAAGGTCGCGATCGTTGCCCTGGGATCATCCCAGATCGACTTCGTGATCGGGCTAGAAAACAGCAAGCAGTGGGACGAGGTGTGGTGCATCAACTCGGCGCTGGCGGTCTACCGCCAGTGTGACCGGGTCTTCATGCTCGACCCGCCCTCCCGCTACCTCGACACCGAGGACGCGGGCAACCAGACCGAGATCATGCGCAAGCTGCTCCCGGTGCATCCGGGGCCCATCTACACCTGCGAGCTCGACGAGCGGGTGCCAGGGGCCGTGGAGTATCCGCTGGCAGAGGTGGTCACTTATTCCAAGTGCGCATATCTAAATAACACCGTGGCCTATGCAGTGGCCTACGCCTACTGGCAGGAGGTCGCGCACGTCGACCTGTTCGGGGTCGACTTCAGCTACAGCCACAACCTTCACTTTGCCGAGGCCGGCCGGGCCTGCGTGGAGTTCTGGATCTCCAAGTGCCTGGAGAACAAGATCGGCATCGGTGCCTCCCCGCGGTCGAGCCTGCTCGACAGCAACGTGGGCGTGACCGAGCGTCTCTATGGCTACCATAGGTTGGAAGATCCTATCGTGGCCATGCCGCACCAGGATGAGTGGGTGCTCTGCCCCCGGTCCCAGCTGAGCAAGGTCATCGAGGAGCGCGAGATCGAGCTCGTGAAGGTGGCCAAGGCACCGGAGCCCTACCGAGGATGATGAAGGATGAGGTAGGGCCCAAGCTGGGAAATGTCATGGTCTCCACGACCCAGAACAAGGGGCACGACCCCGAGTTCTGGGCGGCCCAGGCCACGAAGAAGATCTGCGGCATCTCAGAGCATGCGGACCCCCATGTCCGCAAGCAGGCGCTGGCTTTCCGCGATAGGATCTACCAGGTAATATTGGCCGAGATGCGGAGCGCCATCCGCTCAGACCGTGTTACCCTGAGCAATCAAATGAGGGCGCGCGGGGTAAACGATTTGGCGCAGATCATTCGGGAGCTTTGACATGGCCATCACCTCCGCAATTTGCACGTCCTTCAAGCAAGAGCTGCTTGTCGGCACTCACAACTTCGCAACCGGCGGAGACGCCTTCAAGCTTGCCCTCTACACGAGCTCGGCGACCCTCGGTGCTGCGACCACGGCCTACGCCACGACCGGCGAGGCCAGCGGCACCAACTACAGCGCCGGCGGTGGCGCATTGACCAACGTCACGCCCTTCGCTACGGGCACGACGGCGGTCGTCGACTTTGCAGACCTAACCTTCTCCACGGCGACGATCACCGCCCGGGGCTGCCTGATTTACAACAGCACCGATGCAAACAAGGCGGTGGCCGCGATCGACTTTGGCGGGGACAAGACCAGCACGGCGGGTGACTTCACGATTGTGTTCCCGACGCCGACAGCGACGGGCGCGATCATCCGGCTGGCATAATGCCCCATGCCGCTGTCAAAGCTGGAGTTCCAACCGGGGATCGTTAAAGAGTCCACGGACTACGCTGCAGAAGGCGGCTGGGTTGACGGAAACCTGGTCCGCTTCCGCAAGGGTCGCGTGGAGAAGATCGGCGGCTGGCAAAAATTCGGCACCGACAGCGTCGAAGGCACCCCCAGGGCAATCCACCCCTGGCTCTCCCTGGGCGGAACGCGCTACAACGGCATCGGCACGACCCTGAAGTATTACGTCGAGCAGGGGGAGACCTACAACGACGTGACCCCGATCCGGGCCACGACCGCCGCTGGCGACGTGACCTTCGCTGCTACCGATGGATCTTCGACCATTACCGTCAGCGACACAGCCCACGGGGCGGTGGCCAACGATTTCGTGACCTTTTCTGGAGCCGTGAGCCTAGGCGGGAACATCTCCGCCGACGTGCTGAACCAGGAATATCAAATCGCGACGATCATCGACGTCGACAGCTACACCATCACGGCCAAGGATGCCACTGGGGCCACGGTCACTGCCAACGCCTCGGACAGCGGATCTGGCGGCGGCTCTGTGGTCGGCGCTTATCAGATCAACGTCGGCATCGACACCTATGTGTCGAGCTCCGGCTGGGGCGTGGGCACCTGGGGCGCTGGCGGCTTTGGCTCCGCCTCGGCCATCTCCTCGGTCAACCAGCTGCGGCTCTGGACTCACGACAACTACGGCGAGAACCTGATCATCAACCCCAGGGGAGCTGGCATTTATCGCTGGCTTGAGAACTCAGGGGTTACGGTGCGCGCCCAAAATCTATCGCAGATCTCCGGGGCCAACCTCGTGCCTACGGTGGGCCTGCAGGTAATCACCTCCGAGACCGACCGCCACCTCATCGTGCTGGGCGCGGATCCGATCTCCGGAGGGGCGCGCACGGGCGTCCTGGATCCCATGCTGGTAGCCTTCTCGGACCAGGAAAATGAGCTCGACTTTGAGCCCACGGCGACCAACACCGCCGGGTCCCTGCGCCTATCCAGCGGATCCTACATCGTCGGCGGGATGAAGAGCCGACAGGAGGTCCTGATCTGGACCGACGTCAGCCTCTACTCGATGACCTTTATCGGGCCTCCGCTGACCTTCGCCGTGAACTTGGTGAACGAGGGCGCTGGCTTGATCGGGCCCAAGGCGATGGCCAACGCCCCGACCGGGGTCTTCTTCGCGTCCAAGAATGGCTTCTTCTTCTACAACGGCGCCGTGCAGCAGCTGCGCTGCACGGTGCAAGAGTATGTCTTCAATGACCTCGATCTGAGCCAGGCCTTCAAGTGCGTCATGGGAGTAAACGCTGCCTTTAACGAGGTATGGTTCTTCTACCCCTCGATCGAGGATGGCACGGGCGAGATCAGCCGCTACGTCACCTACAACTACCTCGACCAGGTGTGGAGCATTGGCAAGCTGACCCGCTACGCCTGGATTGACGCGGGCCTCAACGACCTGCCCATCGCCGGCGCCACCGTGAACGGCGATTATTGCTTGATTGAGCACGAGAGCGGCTTCGACGACAACGAGGACGCCATGACCGGCGTCTATATCGAGTCTGCTGACGTCGACCTGTCTGACGGCGAGCAGTTGGCCTTCGTGCGCAAGCTGATCCCGGACATGGCCTTTACGGTGGATCCGACGGTGTCGAAC